CAGGAATGCAAGGGATGCCAGGAATGTCAGGCATGGGTGGTTTTCCAACTGGAAACATAAGAGTATTTCGAAATGGGCAACCTGTCGATGTGAATATGTTGAACAAACCACCGCCTATTATGAAAAATATTGTTATTAGTTTAGAGCAAGCTTATCAAGGTGCACAAATACCTGTACAAATTGAGCGTTGGTTATTTGAAGACGGAATCCGCAAATGCGAAAACGAGACATTGTATATTCCAATTCAAAAAGGTATTGACGACAAGGAAATGATTATACTGAGGGAAAGAGGAAATATTATGGATAGTAATTTAAAAGGAGACGTGAAGATAGTAATAACGATACAAAATACGACCATTTTTAAGAGGGATGGTCTGAACTTACATATTGACAAGGAAATATCCTTTAAAGATTCGCTGTGTGGATTTGATTTCATCATACCTCATATAAGTGGTAAGCAATTGCGTTTTAACAGCGAAGCAGGAGCTCCGATTAAAGAGGGACTCGTAAAAGTCATACCAGGATTTGGAATGGAGAGAGAAAATAACAAGGGAAATTTATGTATAAAATTCGCTGTTAAATATCCGGAGAAATTAACGCAAGAGCAAATAACAGGATTGAGAGAAATATTATAAAATATGTGTTACTCTCTTGGTAATTTGATAAATAATTTAGTAAATAATTTGATAAATAATTTATATATTAGTAATAAAATATATATTTCTAATGTATAATGAAGTATAGTCGCAAATCTGGGCGATCGTCCGTAAATAAAACGCGTAAAAACAAGAGTTCAAGTAATATTGCAAAAAAACAAATGATTACATACATGTTACAAATGCTAATGACGGTAAAGTTATACCACTGGAATACGTTATCATTTTCTACACATAAAGCCACTGATGAATTATACGGAACATTAAATACATTGATTGACCAATTTGTAGAAGTGTTATTAGGAAAACATAATAACGTGAGTGAGAGAAATAAACACGAAATACTCACAATCAAAACACTACATTTACATACTTACAAGGATAATGGAAAATTCAAACAACAATTAGAAATGTATAAGAAATATTTAGTCGGTTTAAGCAAACATTTTAGCAACGGTGAAAACACAGATTTACTGAATATTCGCGATGAAATATTAGCCACCTTGAATAAGATATCCTATTTATTGACACTGAAGTAATTTTAAAAATTAGTATAATTATAAAAACCAACTATTTTATTATAATTAATCTATATAATATGTATAGATCATAAGTAGAATGTCATTTTTTGATAATAAAAATAATATTCTTAATAATATTACTACAGGAAAAAATAAAATATTGGAAAAAGTAAATAATGTACGTAAAAGTGTCAGCAATAGTGTATTAGATCATTTAAATTCTGAACAATACAAAGAAAACAGAGATAGGTGGTTTAACCGCAAAGGACGACACATAAACATAACTAAAGACGAAGAAGCAAATATGAACAAAAAGATTGATAACGTACAAAAATATACGAATATAAGTAAAGATTTGATTAATGCTAGTTTTGAAGATGAGTTTGACGACAATAAACTAATAAAATATTATGCTGATTCAGCTGAAAAACACGATCTCAAAGACGGTCCGTTACCAGTAAATTATTTAACTAAATCTGGATTATTAAACGATAATACACTTATCAAGGTTGGAAATTTATCTGGACACGTGAGTAATAGTCAAGCAAAACATGGTACAGAAACTCTCAATAATGTCAAAACTATATTATCCAAAACACACAATCTACCACATACCGTTGATAAAAATTCATTGATATATAAAACAATACATGGAAATTTACCAGAAGGGCATGAATATAATGGTGGCAAGAAGACCAAGAAATCCAAGAAATCCAAGAAATCCAAGAAATCCAAGAAATCCAAGAAATCCAAGAAATCCAAGAAATCCAAGAAATCCAAGAAATCCAAGAAGGTCAAAATCGCAATGATTCGTAAAAATAAGTGTTTATAATACAGCTCTCTAGCGTATAATTAGAATTATCAGATATTATCATCTATATTCATTATCTGATAATAACTTGATATCAACAATATTAGTTTGTTGATTGTTTCAGAAAATAACCTTTAACTTAATAATTTCGTTCCTGTTCTACGGAGCAACATGGTTTTCCAGGTATTAAATTGCCTTTCGAGTCCAATGTTCCTGCGCTCGAAGTAGCACGACGTTTCAAAGCACGTCTAGAAGATGTGCTTATAGCACCGACTCCTGAACCGCTAGTATATTTATTCACTAAATTGGTTTTTACATTTCCGGTAAAGAGTAATCTTCTTTGTCCTCCTCCGGTTGTAGGCATTATATATATTACAGATAAATAAATATAATGTGAATATTTAAGAAATTCTACTGGAATCAATATCAGCAGATACTAAATAAATCGAGTTCTCGGTAACAATAATATACTCAGTCTCGACTTTGTAAATTTTAGAAATAGGACTTGTATATTCGTCCTCGCTCTTTACGAGCAATTTCTCCTGGGTGGCTTTAACGCCAATAATCACCTCTTTATCGAGAGAGGCAGTCCAGTAGTCAGATTTGATTTCCTTATCTTCGACAATGGCTAATTTCCAAGCATGTTGAAGACATGTATTTGATGGCAATCTATAACTATTTTCGGCAGATTGAGAACTCATTATATAGGAAAACACGATGAATTCTTTAAATCATTATAACAATTAAAATATATTTTAAACGTTTTTGAGAGAGATATCTCATTCAATCTATCTCTCTCTCTATATGTATATAGTCGGTTTTAGTAGTTTATCATAAAAATAAAATAAAAAAAGAATATAGACAATAATGAAAAACATAGCATTGAGTAATGTTGAAAATTATAAAAACGAGTTAGATAGCAACGAACATATTCTGTTTTTAAAGTATGTCGGATTAATTCATGAATTATTCCAAGGTTGTACCGAAAATATCTATATTCAAAAAGAGGATTATTTGAAATACATCATGATCAAAGGAATAAAGAATACCTTTTATATTTACAATTTTTTGTTATTATATACGAAAAATGTAGAGTTAGCAATCTATCACACGCAAAAATCCATTATTTATTACATCGAATTTATTAGTCAAATCGGTGAAGATACAAACAATCTTCTGCAACTGAATTCCAAAGATGCAACCCTGTTTATCTTTAAAAAGACGATTTTCGAAGTGAATGAAGAGAGGCGAAAAAACTACAAGGAGAACAAAGTAACCAAGGAGAAATTAGAAATGTTACAATTATACATTGACTCTTATAATAACCTACTTACACAAGTAATTAGTCACTATGATTTCAGGGCAAATAAAACAGCATCACTACAAAAAATAATATTCACTAAACTCTACAATATTGTAGAGACGATGGTTCAAATCCCCATCATCTATAAACATAATGCGACAATCATCAAAGAAAAGTTACAGTCATTGCATTGTCTATTGAATACATTGAATAATGCTTACCACTACGATTTTATCAATACAAATTATTTGTATCTAATAGAATACTGTGTAAAAAAACTACACAAGGTAGATATCGATTGTACCAAAATAAATAATAAGTTAAACGCGATTGATATAGAAGGAAAAGTACAAGATTATTCGGTCTGTAAAATTTTTAATTACTTGGTGAATTGAACATATCCATATCTATATCTAGATCCATCTCCATATTCTATGCGCAATCAAACAACAATGTCTTTTTACGGATTTTCGTTTTTCTTGATTTACTCGTATTGGGTGTTTCATCGTTGTTGATACTATGTATATCTTCGTATTCAGTTTCGAGAATATGTTTAATAAAGTCATAAATTTGAAACAATACGTTTTCTTCGCATTTACCGACGATTAAAACACTACCTGTTCTAAATATCATAAAGGATACTGTCTCAAAATCTATATGATTTGGTTGTTGCCCTGTTTGTTGTAATCCGTCTGTTTCCGGTAATGTATTATCATAGTAAAATTTGCTTTGAATACCTGGATAAGAACAGGCATCAAAGTTGCTATTGATGCGGTATTTATATTTTAGCAAATCATATAGTTTGTCGCGGTCAATATAGTAACCGCAATTGAAATTGGAATTAATCAAGACAGTTTCGCTTTTTTCCGATAAATGAGTCAAATCGTTTCCTAAAAATGGCTGTAAGGTAGTAACTAATAACTGTAATACTTTCTCGAGAAACACGTCACTCTGAATTCCAGGTATTTCCAATTTACCAGTATTAAACACTTTTACATGCATCTCTTTAAATATTTCAGATTTATTGTCATATACACGCATTATGAGAACAAAACAATTGAAAAACGCTCTCTTTTTCTTACTTCTGTAGCTCAATATATCCTTTTTACAAGTTCCAATGCTAATTTTTCGTTGATGTTTAAACTTAATTCTCCCTTCAGGGTTATCTATATGTTCAATAATTTGCTCCTCATAACATTTGATATTTGCCAATCGTTGTTCAACCAATTCTGTTTCCTCTTTACATGTAGAAGAATATTTAATTTGCTTTTTAATAATACCATTTTTAGGAGTTGTATAATCCAAAATAGGGATATCCCAAAAGATTTTTTTTATATCGATATTTTGTTTATTTAAATACGATATCTTGGTTTTCGTGGAAATATAAAGGTCTGAACATTTAGGAATATTCGTTACATCTGTCAAATGGGAATTTTTCTCATCATTTTCAAATTTTCTATTGTTTATTTGTACATCGTCATTGGTGTCATTTCCATAATCATTTTGTAAAAAGCTTTCCCAATCATCATCAATACTTTCCATAACTATAGTTATCTATATTGTTTCGTTTAAATATATTTAATTAAACTTAAATAGAATCAATTATTTTCTTTATCTATAGTAAAATATGGATAATTCTATGTGCGACCGAACCATTGCTATTGCTATTCCGATTCCGATTCAAAAGACATCCTCATTTGAAAACAAAGAATTGAGTTTAAATACTACATCCATTGACCCTACTACCATGTCCCCTCCTAATAATTTTATGAACAAATTGGTGAAACGTATGGGTAATTATTATTCACCTACCTCAGCACCATCATCTAGACCTACGTCTCCTTTTACAGCTACATCAATGTCAAATACATTTAGTTTTAATAAATAATAGCATACTTAGTAAAAATAATAAAATTAGTAGGACAACATTAGTAAAAAACATTAGATACCCTAATTAGTGAGAAATGTTTTCATTTTCAATATGGTTAGAGGAAGCATATAATCTATATTTAGTTCAGTCACGTGCATAATATTTTCCACAAATTGTAAGAATTCGGAAGATAATAGTTCTTTGTTATAACGAATAATATAATTCAGATAATTTTTGATTATATTTTTTTTTTCAACATTGTATTCGTTGCTTACATTTGTAATGAATTCAATATTATATTTCAGAGATTTGTCTTTCATATTCGTGGTTATATTGTCCCATAAATCAGTTTGAATAATCTTTTTATTGTGAATAATTTGCTCATTTGACTGCATATAATTAATCATACTTCGAATATCGGAATTAAATAATTTTTGAATAAGCTGAATTGTATCCGTATTATAATTTAATTTTTCTTTTTCATTAATAATATTCAAAAAATGTATAATTTCATTTTCAGGTAACTGATTAAAACGGAGCCGAACAAATTCATTTTGAAGCGCTTCATCAATCCGACTAATATAGTTACAAATTAGACAAAATCGCACATTGGATTTATAATCTTGTAATAAATATCGCAATGCGATTTGCGCATTTTTTGTCATGTAATCTACTTCGTCTAAAATGACAAATTTCATACCATCATTGAATAGACTTTTCGAATTTACAAAGCTATTTATTTGATTACGAATAATATCGATACCTCTTTCATCTGAAGCATTCAAATGAATCATTAGATTTTTACGATTACCTTTATCCTGATACGATTTGATTAAATTAATGATACTAGTTGTCTTCCCTGTTCCAGGAGGTCCATAAAACAATAAATTGGGAAAATGTTCCATTTTGATAATATTCTCAAGTATTTTTTTGTTGAGTGGGTCCAGTACAATGTCTTCAAAAGTATTTGGTCTGTATTTTTCTACCCATGGAGTAAAACTATTCATTATGTATATGTAACACTTACCATTTAAATAAAATTGATTAATATTAATATAAGAAAATGGGTAATCATGAATCCAAAATGACAGAGTCTAATTCACAAGAAGAACAACGTATGCTACCAGGCTCACTACATGTATGTATTGGTCCAATGTATGCTGGAAAAACGTCCAAACTAATCGAAACCTACGAAGACATGTTATCCGAGGATAAAAAAACGATTGTATTGACACATTCTTCTGAAATCCGATACTCGATCGAAAAATTAAGCACACACGACGAGAAACATATTTCCTGTTTTAAATACGGTTCAATTGATGCTTTTATTCGTGAAAAGAAGGAGGATATTGACTCAGTTGATTCGATTCTAATCGACGAGGCTCAATTCTTTCCTGATTTGTTCGACAAAGTATTATATATGGTCAATAAGATGAACAAGCATGTATATGTATTTGGTCTAGATGGCGATTTTCAAAGAAACAAATTTGGACAAGTATTGGATTTAATTCCTCAATGTGACACCGTCGAGAAGTTACATTCTACATGCAATGTGTGTAGAGAACCAGCCATCTTTAGTCATAGAACATGTGACTCAGACGAACAAGTGTTTGTTGGTAGTCGTGATGCTTATCAACCTCTATGTCGTCAGTGTTACAATTCCAAAAAGAATCATTAGACTCGAAATATGATTAAAGTCGTTAAAATATATTTAAAAACCATTTAAATTAATAATGAGCTATTAACTATACAATGAGTCCAAAGACAAAAAAGGAGTCTAAGAAAATATCAAGTTCTGTTTCGGTAGTTGATAATGAACAAATACCAAATCCTTCTACTGTTCTAAAAACATCAGACGTAGTTGGTACAAATGAACCTGTAGTAGAAAAAAAGAAACGTGGTAGAAAAAAACAAAACGTTGTTCTTGAGGTGGGTGAAGCAGTCGCAGCAGAAATCATGAAACCTCCTCCTAAGAAAAGAGGAAGAAAACCAAAGGGTGGTAAAATTATTCAGCAAACAGTTATTATAGATGATAAAATAAATAACGAAGCAAATGTTATATTGCATTTAAAGTGCTCTCTGAATGACATAAACAATAATGATATTACAACGAATTATCCAAATAAATATACATACAATCCTAGTGTAGAAAATATCCAAAGTTTTCATTTCGATAGTCAATCAAATACGTCTAATTTTTTGATAGATGAAATGAATAATAATAATAATAATAATAATAATCATGGTTTGGATATAGGTATAGCGACAAGTATAATCGATACGAATCCTTCAATAAATGATATTGAGAAATCATACGACGCGTGTAATATTGATAATTCAATAGTGGATACAAATCCTCTTAATAAACAGGATAATACTGCGAAAAACGAAATATGGGAAAAGTTGAATATGTTAAAAGTGAATTTACACAACAATAATATATATGACAAACGTTCCGCTTGTTTTTGGTGTACGCATGATTTCGACAATCCACCTATTTTTATACCAAAAAACGAATTCAAAGATTCTTATCAAGTATATGGTTGCTTTTGTAGTCCTGAATGTTCAGTAGCACATTTGATGAACGAGAAAATCGATTCTTCTATAAAATTCGAGCGTTACCAATTATTAAATCATATCTATGGTAAAATATATGATTATAGTAAGAATATTAAACCTGCTCCTGATCCACATTACGTTCTAGAAAAATTCTATGGTACTTTGTCAATCAAAGAATACCGTGAATTGTTTAAAAGTGACCAATTGTTGATCGTGGTTGATAAGCCTCTTACGCATGTTTTCCCAGAATTATATGAAGATAATTCGGATTTTATATTAAATCAAAGAACAATTCCTAGTAATTCTACGTTTAAATTAAAGCGAAAAAGTGGAAATGTTAAAAAAACATCCGTTCTTGATACATTGACGGCAAACCAAGTATAAAATAAATAACAATTATTCATATAATTATTATTTATGTTTCATTATACACCTTTTAACATTTCAAACGCCGATTTTCACGGCATAAAAAATAATTAAAAAAATGTAAAATCAACAGACGTACTTACTCTTACGAGGTTCTTTCTTAACGCAGATTGTCTTACTTAACCCTGTCTTTTTGTTTCCACAGGTGAAAGACGATGCTTGAAACTGAAACTCTACTGGTCTTGTTTGGTTATGTATCCAACATTCAATTAAGTTCAGTATATTTTTTGCAGAATTCTAAATGTGATTTTGGAACATATGTAGAAATATTATTTACACGACATTGTGAAACAAAGAAACATAATGAATAAACTTAAAAACAATCATATAATATATCAATATCAATTATGAGGTGGGTTTATATTTTGAGATGCGAAGATGATTATTATTATGTTGGTGAAACTAAAAGATTATATAGAAGATTTTGGGAACATCAAGGAGGCAGAGGAGGTTCAAATACGTCAAATTATATACCAGAAGAAATTGTTGCTATTTATAAAGTTGAAACAATTTGTAAATTTATTGATTATAATGACTATGTTAATAAAATTATAGATGGTATTTGGGACGAAAATTATAAGGGTTTCAAATTAAGAGATTTTAATGATGAATGCGACGAATATCAATATGATAAATTATATGCTGAAAATAATATTGCCGAATGTTTAATGATACATAATAAAGATGAATGGAATAAAATTAGAGGTGGTAAATATACGCGATTTGATATTGAATATAAATATCCTGATAATGATTATATAAAGGATTTGCCTTTATGTAAATGTGGATTACCTTGTGATATTAGAAAAAATGAAGATAAAAATTATTTATATTTTAGATGCGCTAAAAAAAATATGTGGGATAAATTAAGAGAAGAATTTGATATTGATGATGAACCTTGTAATTTTTTTATGGAATATACAAAAGATAAGCAACTTAAATTGAATGAGAATAAACGATTTGAAGATAGAAACAAAAACCTTAAAGAATTATTTAAGAAATCATATTGGTTAAAAAATATACAAGAATGTGATGATGATGAACCAGAAGTTTGTGTAGGAGGTTGTAATAAAGGATATAGTTATAAAAAATTATCGTATAGTTATAAAGAACGAAATTTATGTTATGATTGCTTTATAGATAAAAACGAAGAGTTAGCAAAAAAATACAATCAAAGTAATCCTGTTGGTAAATGTCTAATTAAATTATAAAAATAATTACTATAAATATATTATACTAATTATGCCTACTCATAAAAGTAGTGATTACAAATTAACAGCAGTTCAATATTATTTAGTGGAAGATAAAACACAAGAAGAAGTTTGTAAAATATTCAAATGTTCTCCAAGAAGTTTAATGCGTTGGGTTGAAAGATACAAAAAAGATGGAAATGTAGATATTCATTATAGAAAACCGGTTGCTTATAAAGTTAAATTCGCATTATTTGCGATTTTTAGAGCTTCTATGCGACGTTCGTTCATTTTTTTTATATACTCAGAACGTTCTTGTTCTATTCTATAACTTTTAGCACCAGTATCCATTAAATTACGTATTTCACCATATATTTGTTGATTGACAGATGTTGAAATTTCTTTCTTGCTCTCTTTAACTCCAAAATAATCATTTAATACTTTCATATAATTATACTGTTCTTTTTCCAATAATTCTCTCGCCTCGTCTGTTGTAAGTTCTGTTTGCCTACAAATAACTTGTATGAGTTCCGTTTTCATTTGTTCGTGTCTAGCTTTTCTTAATTGTACTATCCGTTTTTGTTGTAATAGTAGCGCATCGTCACTGGAAACAATTGGTTCTATTACCATGCTATTAGATGTAACGGATGATCCTGACGTATCGGATGTTTGTATGGTTATATTATTTACTATACCACTCATTGTATATATATATATATCTTAAACCTTTTTTAAACCATATTAAACGCATGACTATTATATTAGGTAATGGAATATATTCAGAACAAGCCGGATAATTTAAATATGTATATTGATGAGTTTCACACATCTATTAAAGTGGAATTCGAGAAATCAATCAATAAAATGTATAATGAAGAAATAAGTGTATATAAAGATGTTATTGAGACCCTTGTTAAACTACCCTTTATTCAAGGAATTATTAATGAAAATAAAAATTTAAAGGCTAGAATTATTGAACTAGAAGATGGTATCACAGGTGTTAAGTTGGAGATAACTGATAAACCTGTTTCTACAAATGTTTTAGATATTGAGAAAATACCATATGATGAAGAGGATGATGAAGAGGATGATGAAGAGGATGAAGAGGAAGAGGAAGAGGAAGAGGAAGAGGAAGAGGAAGAGGAAGAGGAACAGGAAGAGGAAGAGGAAGAGGAAGACGAACAACCAGTCACTGATAATACTCTACAATATCCAGATAAGTATAATTGTATCTATAGCGATGACGGTGAGACTGTATGGCGAAGCGAAATTAAATCAAACGACGAAGTGGTAGCTGATATTGTAGATGTCAATAACGATAGTTCTTCTGAGGAGGAAGAGGAAGAACAGGAAGAACAGGAAGAACAGGAAGAAGAGGAAGAAGAGGAAGAAGAGGAAGAAGAGGTAGTAGAGGAGCAGTCAGTAGAGGAAGAGGAAGAAGAGGAAGAAATGCCTACATTTCCAACCAATTCAATGGAAACACCGTCGTCAGACCAAGACCAAGAGGAAGAGACTAGCGAGGTGTTTGAGATTGAAATCGACGACAAAACATACTACTGTGATGACGAGGAAAATGGAAATATATACGAAGACGACGATGGTGAAGTAGGAGAAATCGTCGGCGAAATTAAAGATGGAGAAGCGACATTTTTCGAATAATTTTATGCTGTTATAATATAAATGATTGATAATCTATGTCCGCCTGCAATATTATATTTAGGGTTTTCATTAACGCAAATAATAATAGATACATTCAAAGGACATTATAATACTGCATTTTTTAAAACAATTGTCATGTTTGTATTCACAATGCTGTTGAACATAATGTGTAAAAGAGGACTGGGTGTTATTTCGTGGATAATTGTATTCATTCCTTTTATATTAATGACTTATATAACCGCCGTTCTGCTTTTTGTATTTGGATTATCTCCATCTAGTCAAGAAACCAACTACAATGTAAAATATCCATCCGATTATCCTGATGAATTATTGGTACAGAGAAATCCACATGAAGATACTCATTTAGCGTAGAGGAAAAATAAACTATATAGAAATCATTTAAAAATATAAGTTTTTAAATGATTATAGATGATGAGCATAATATTTGACACACTAAATATAATAGGGATTTTGTTGTATTTATTATATGATCTGGTTATATTTTGCGGAATATTCTTGATATTTGCTTTTGAAGAGACTCATGATAAATTGCTTTTACATAAATCAACTGTCAAATCATGTAATACATTCTGTAAAAATATATCTTTTGATATCAGTTGGAAAATGTGTGAAATGGTTACAGTCACTCATATGTGTTATAAGAAAACGATATTGCCACAGTTTCATAGTATTACCGACAATTACTTTAGAAATAGAAATGCGGTTTTATTAATAAAAAACGGTGAAGAGATCGTTCGGTTTAAAACATGGCAATTGTTTGAAGAGGAAAAAGAAAACGTGGAATTTGATTTGATACTATATACAAAATATAACGAAATAGAACCAAAAAAGAATTATACGCTGATTCGAGACAAATGTTTTTCTAATCCTGATAGTTTATTGAATAATAAATGTGACGTAAGTTTTATTGTATTTCAATTGACTACTGATGGAAATAAATATGATATTCAGTTAAAAGAACCTCATAATTTTTTTGTCAAAGACAATGTATTGAAATATACATTTTTTAAGTGGTATATGAAGAATGTATATGATGTAGTATTATCTGAAGAATTCAGCGTAAATTATATGACAAATGACATGTCGTTAGCTAATTTACATAATCCGTTTTTTATAAAATTTAATGAAGATGGAGTAACGTCATTTTCATCTGGAAAACCAAAAGTAGTATCTATAGAAAAAGACGACGTATTGGACGAAAATGATACATCATCTAACGGAGACACATACACATACACAGACACATGTACAGACACAGACACAGATCTGTCGTCGGTAGACAACAACGTAGTTCAGCCGTCGGCAGACACAGACACAGACACAGATCTGTCGTCGGTAGACAACAACGTAGTTCAGCCGTCGGCAGACACAGACACAGACACAGACCTGTCGTCGGTATACAACAACGTAGTTCAGCCGTCGGCAGACACAGACACAGACATATTAATTTCCGAGCGATTAAAACATTCTCTAGAATAATGGTTTATAATAATGATATTAAATAAATAATATAAAAAAAAATTGACAAGGTATAGTATAATGGAGGAGCCCCATACTTTGGTTAATTCAGCAATGCAACAACAGCAACAACCTTCAGTTGAGCAAGAGAAAATTACAGAAAAACACGATCTATCTGATGAATGGTGTTTTTGGGCTCATTTACCACATGATACTGACTGGTCATTAAATAGTTACAAAATTATTTACAATCTAAAGACCGTTGAAGATACTATTGCTTTGAATGAAGCATTACCTTCTGGTTTAGTAAATAATTGTATGTTGTTTGTAATGCGTAAAGGAATTACACCACTATGGGAGGATCCGAAAAATAGAGGGGGTGGATGTTTTTCATATAAAGTAAGTAATAAAACTGTATATGAATGTTGGAAAAGCTTAACATATAGTTTAGTAGGCGAAAGTTTATCAGACAATAAAAAACTACAAAATGATATTAATGGTATCACCATTTCTCCAAAAAAAAACTTTTGTATAATAAAAATTTGGCTAGCAACCTGTAATTTTCAAAATGCTTCACTTATTAATTGTAGCAGTGGAATAGATGCTCATGGTTGTCTCTTTAAAAAACATGCACCTGAATATTAATATAAGGTAAATAAAAACGGTAAATAAATACAATAAACATTATTTTTTATATCATTATAAAATATAATACTATGTCTCAAATGCCAGATGAACAAATGGACGCGTTAGCTAATTTAGTTGGTGAATTAAAATTATCACCTGTTATAGCAATACCAGAAAGTAATGTTGATAATAGTGTTCTTGCTACTATAGCTAGACCCATAAGAAGTTCTAGATTTAGTGGTAGTTACGCGGAACCTGATTTACGTAAACGCTTAGGAGGAAAAAGATCTAGAAATATGTCTGGTGGAGGTAAATGTGAAGATAATCGGTATGTTAATATGGCAGTTAATTCAGCAATTGTTATGAGTGGTACAGCTGCTGCTCTTGGTGTCGGATATGGCGGTTATACTGTATTGGCCCATTTTATGGACGCATTTGGCTTAGACGCGGCGGTTAAATCTAGTATTGAAGCTATATATCAATCTGGTATGGCTATTGGTAAAACAGTGGGTACAGTAGGAGCATCTGTTGCGTCAGGGGCCATGGACGTTACTACAAGTGCTGTAAGTGGATTGAAAAGTGTGGTACCTGCAGTTGGAAAGACAGTCGGTCCAGTAGCATATACTGGTGCAATGGCAGGTCCGTTAGTAGCATTAGGTAGATATGTGGGTACCGAACAAAGTGCTCGCGATGATTTACAAGCTATATTATCTGGATTGGAAACTCAATATACAGGATTAAATGACAAAATTGGTACAGTTACACGTACAATGGCTTCTAAAAAAGAACAATACGCTAGTCAAATTCAGGATGTAAGAAGAAAAATAGAGGAATATAATAACAATACTCAAGCAGTTGCAGCAGTTGCTAAGAAAAATACTACAGATGGTTTCGATTCTTTAAAAAGATCGTTATGTGGCGCAATTGATAGAGGAGTTACTAAGGCAAAAGAGATTGAAAATATATTCAACCCTTATTATGGAATGAATATGGACATAGCATTTGGTGGAAAACGCAGAAGAAGAGGACGAAGTGTAAGAGGTTCAAAATCGCGTAAATCAGGGAAGAAATCCAAGAAAATAAAATCCAAAAAAATGAAATCCAAAAAAATGAAATCCAAAAAAGGAAAAAGTGTTAAACGTCATCGTTCTAAACGCTACTAAGCATTAAAATGTAAATAATATATTACATTCACATTCATTATTTTATTATACTTATAATATATAATAAAATAAATGTCTTTGCATTTAAGTGATTTGAATATATCTGGAATGACCAATAATGGTGAAAGAATATCATTTTCGATATCCGCTCACACGGATCGCGAGGATGAATCGACGTTAAATATAACGGCATTTAATAATGAAAGTTTCGATTTTTTGAATAATAGTAACGGTTCGCTTCATTTGAGTGACTTGAATGTTTCGTCATCATCTAATGGAAGTATGGCTGATCATTCTGATAATTATTCAGAGGGTCATACATCAATGGAAGGTGATAGTAGTTTTATGAATAGAACTGATGAATCTATATTGCCTGTTGAACATTCTGACGAAAACCATGAAATATATATGGATCACAGTATTGATTTATCAGGAGGACGACGTAAAACACGTAAAACACGTAAAACACGCAAAACAAGAAAACGAAAGGGTCGCAAGAAACGCACTGTTAAAAAATTTAGAAAGAACTGCAGAAAGCATACATGATAATGTATTTATTATATTGACAAGACAAATGAAATAGTTCCAATATAATACATTATGATATATTATCTTCATCACAACATCATCGCATCAGCTAATTATTTTAGTAAATATTATTAATCGAATAAAATTAGGCATTATTCTTAGATGGAAGAGGACTCAAACATAGCTTAATTGTACCTAGACTGGCAACATAGTACTTGACGACTAAAGGTAAATCGTTTTCCAAATACATTTCAATTTGACTACATAGATTTGTACATTTGATAAAATAACCGAGATTCTTTAGGGAAAATTCGCCTTGAATGATTTTACTCGCATCTTGTTTTTCAATAAATTCCATTCCACCACTCGATTCTTCACGTTTCACTTCTGCCGTAGCAAATTGTCCTTCACATCTAAAAATGAGCTCATTTCCGACCGATTTAATTTCCAGTCTCTCTGAAATACAGGACAAATCGCGAATAATCTTTTGAAAATCGGAAGAAGGAAGATTAATAACGGAAGAAAAATGAACATTGGGTTCTTCAAATTCATCCGAATCAGGCTCGATCAATCTTAATTTTTGGGTTTTACATTGTTTAATATCACCATTCTCAAATTTTAATCCCAAAAAGGAAACAATTCCGTCGTGATAATCATTGTTTTCAATGTAAATAGTCAATGTGTCATCATTGTCAATCGAATTAATGAGCTTGAACAAATGAAACATATTTACACCGACGACGATTTTGTCCTTCTTACATTCATAGTGTTCGAAATTCTCGGCAGCCAAGAACAAATGAGCCAACATTGTATGCGATTTATCCATATTAATAATACGAATCCCATCTTTCTTAAAGGTAATATTCGTTTCCAATAAAATATCCTTTAGAGCAGTCATCAATGTTCGAAATGGGGCAATTTGCACCGTTTTAATTGTTAAAACATTATTTTCACTATTCATACTTATAATTAATTTTTATGTAAAAATCTTTAAATAGTTATGCGTTTATATTTAATTTTCTGCGTTGTTTATGATAATTATATTTATATTTAGATGTGTGAAAAATCCCTCAACAACATAATGCGAATAATTATATTGTAGTCATAATGTATATACATACCAATATGAAGGTAAAAAATGGGTTTAAATATAAAAAAAATGGATGGACATATATATCTATTAAAGGGGAGCCTTATGAAAGAGGGCTCGCTCATGGAACATTATTAAAAGAGGAAATCAAAAAATGTCTTACCACCATGGAATGGAATCTATACGATTCACATGGACTAAAAATGGCTTTTTTCAAGGAAATCAGCAATTTCTTTTTCAAAAAGACAATCGAGGAGAATTTTCCAGAATTTTTCAAAGAATTAAGGGGAATTGCAAAAGGAGCCAAAGTAGATTTAGAGGAATTAATCTTATGGAATAATATTGCTTCTCTCGATTATGCTTTGCCCAAATTATCTCTTTATTTAGACGAAATGCCTCATTTGAAAGAAAAATACGGTCATTTGTTGGAGACTCTCCCATCAGGTGGTCAAATGGAAGGAGGATCCACATTGTTGAATAAAACGAAAGGTTCAAAAGACAAATGTTCCGCTTTTATGGCTCTTGGTGACTACACAAGTGATGGAAAAATTTGCTGTGCCCATAATTCTTTTGATAATTTCATCGATGGTCAAAACTTCAATATTGTGTTTTACATTAAACCGAATAAAGGACATCGTATGTTGTTTCAAGGAGCACCTGGATACATTTCTAGTCAGACTGATTTTTTCATCAATAGTAAAGGATTTATCGGCACTGAAACAACCATGGGTGGATTCAATGCTTATAAACACGGTGATCCAATTACATGCAGAATACGAAACTGTATGCAATATGCAAATACTTTAGACGATTATGTCGCTTTTTTAAAAAAGGAGAATTCTGGCGATTATGCCAATTCGTGGTTAATTGGTGATACAAAACACAATGAAATTATGCGCATAGAATTAGGTCTTGAATATGTAAATGTAGAGAGAAAAAAGAACGGTTATTTCATTGGATTTAATGCACCCTATGACGCACGCATTCGAAATTTAGAATGTGTGAATAGTGGATTTGACGATATTCGAAGACACCAAGGCGCTAGAAAAGTACGTCTTGAAGAATTAATGGATAAAAATAAGGGGAAAATAAATATTCAAATAGCGCAAGCCATAATCGCAGACCATTATGATGTCTATTTAAAGAAGATAAATCTCTGTTCTAGGACAGTATGCTCTCATTATGAATTGGATGACAGAGCATTTATGAGTCAATCAGATAGACCATTGCCTTATCAGCCTAGAGGAGCAGTTGATGGATGTGTAGCAGATACCGAATCATGTAAGAAAATGGGATTTTACGGCCGTTGGGGTTCATCCTGTGGTACTCCATTTGTAGTGAAGGACTTTATAGAAAAAAATATGCAATGGAAACGATATGCTCCTTATTTGGTTGATAGACCATCTCAACCATGGACGTATTTTATAGCAACTGATAAACCCACCAATACTAGTACCAATACTAAAACAACAAAGCGAATAAAAAGAAAAACAAAAACAAATAAGACGAAACGTAGAAAATCAGTTCGATCAAAAAAGTAAAAATAGATGAATGATAATTTTAGTTTTTTAACTAAAATTATTTAATAATACCTAAAAACATTTTATAGTATTACATAAATAATGCCTGATTACAATGACAATGTCAATAATAAACACAATGATTATGTATGTAATACTCATAAATTATATGATATCGCTGCAATTTATCCATTAAGTCCATGTCGCGCGCATTGTACAGAGTGTAAAAAGAAAAATGTACATGGTTATACAAATCCAAATCACGGATCCAATCCATTCGGTTATTGTTATCTTTATCCAATGATTTGTATTTCGTGTTCTATTAAACATAAAAAATGTATGTGGTGTAAATAATTATATATAGAATATTATTCTCATTATGCTTACAATTAAGAATAAATCATTATGGAAACCACTTAAAATGATTTCGCCTTATATAATAAACATGAGTGACAAATTGACGCAAATAGTAAGTGATTTATATTCCAAATATGAAACCAATCCGGTTATTCTGACCAAACTGGTACAAAATATAGAAAATATGCCGACTATGCTAGAAACGACCAACAATACGATTATCGAACGCGCCGAAAGAAAAAGCAAATTAGAAAGCGAATCAGAAACATTTATATACAAATTTTTACATAACCACAAGTATTATTACCATTCAACAAGTGAATTGTTTTTTGAATATAATGATGATAAATATGTCTTGGTGAAAGAGGATGATGTTCAACATATGATTTTGACTACCATTAGCGCAAACAAGAGCCTGATGGATTGGAAACATAAGTTGAAAATAACTATATTGAAAAAAATCAAGGAGCGTGATATTTTTTCATGTATTCCAGAATCAGAAACGATTCAATCCGTTATCAACCGTTTATCTCCATCTATATGCGATTCAAGAGAAAAAGCCAAATATTTCTTGACTATTATAGGTGATATTCTATTAAAGAAATGTAATCTAATTTACTTTACTAGTCCAAAAATCAAACCATTCTTGAAAGAATTAAACAATCTATCATGTATGTTATTTGGATCGCCTAATTTATTAAACATTTTTAAATTCAAATATTACGAGCATAATTTCAACGAATGTCGTATTGTGGATATACATGATGCGACTAATTTAGATAGTTGGAATACCTATTTCAAACAGAGAAGTGCTCTTGATCTGTTTTGTGTAGCTGCTCACTATTCGTCAAGATATGATAGTGCAGATAATTTTTTACAAGAGCATTGTAAAGACGAAGATGTCACGAAATATGCTCAGTATCTTAAAAACAATAATGAGAAGCAAATTATCAACCATTTTTGCGATAAAAACATTGAGTCGAGTGATGACTGTTCTATTTCTTGGAAGAATATGCAATATTTATGGAAGCGATTTATTGAGACGGAAAAATTACCCAATGTCTTTTTTACGTCCGTATTAAAGACGAGATTAATAGAGAAATTAAAATATGACGGACATACAGATGTATTTACGGACTGTACAAGTAAATTATTACCGACTGTTAGTAAATTTATTCAGTTTTGGACGGACCATATTGTTATAAATACCTTACATGATGATACTAGTAGTGATCACGATAATGAAGAATTGGAAATAGATGAGCTATGTTCTTTATTTACGCATCATATGAAGCATACTATGACTGAAAAAAATATGCTGGATTTAATAAAGCACTATTATCCGGATACCTATATTGAAGACGACAAATACTTGGTCCATACTAGTTGTAAAATATGGAATAAAAAACAAGA